ACCGGAAGCATCAGTCGTTCGTTTACCACAAGGGGATGGTGCATGGCGATGTCTTCATTGACGACGCCATCAAGAACCTCAAGGCGTGGAAGGAGCGGCACCCGCAGGGCAAGACGGTGACCGTGACCTATCCCTATAACGGGGACTACGCTGCGGATATCCGGGGCGAAGACTACAAGAACCTTACCGGTGCCTGGGAACAGATCGAAGCCGCGCTAATCAAGGAAGTGGCTTAAGAGGGCAGGGACTTCGGTCCTTGCCCTTTTCACTTTGGTTTGCTATACTCCTCTGTATGCTCCTTCAAGCTTATCTCCGCAACGGCGGCACCATTGAGGGCCTGACCAACCAGTACGCTATCAAGGTCACCCGATCTGAGCGGCTGTCCAGCCTCTACCTTTTCAAGTACGACCAGATCAACAGCCCCTTTACGGAGCCACTGGTTCGCGAGTGCCGTGGCGTTATTCTCGACTCTGAAAATGGCTGGAACGTGGTGTGCCGTCCGTTCGACAAGTTTTTCAACCTGGGCGAGCAACTGGCTGCGCCCATCGATTGGTCTACGGCCCGCATTCAGGAGAAGCTGGACGGCTCCCTGATGACGATGTACTACTATCAGGACGATTGGCATGTCTCCTCTTCTGGCAACCCTGACGCGGCTGGCAACGTCAATGCGTGGCCCATGGATTTCGCCACCCTCTTCTGGGATACGTTCCACGCCACCAAGCTGCAAGGTAAGTACCTCGACCCCAACTTCAATTACATGTTTGAGCTTACGTCCCCCTACAACATGGTGGTCGTGCCTCACATGGAGCCCAAGCTCACGCTGATTGGCGTGCGTCATGTAGAGAGTGGCCAGGAGTTTAACCCTGCCTATGACGGCCAGAATTTTCCCTTGGCCCAGACCTTCCCGATGTCCTCCTTTGAGGATGTCCTGGCGTCCTTCGATAAGCTGGACGGCCAGCGGTTTGAGGGCTACGTGGTGGTCGATGGTAAGTACAACCGGGTGAAGGTGAAGCATCCCCAGTACGTCGCCCTGCACCATCTTAAGGATTCCGTTGGGGCCAGCCCGAAGCGGCTGGTGGAGATTATCCGCAAGAACGAGAGCGAGGAATTCCTTACTTACTTCCCTGAGTTTAAGGAGCGGTTCCTGGCTCTCAAGGAGAAATACACCCGTCTTGTGGAGCAGATGGAGTACGAGTGGGATTGCATCAAAGACCGGGAGCGGAACCTGGGGTACCTATTGAGCCGCAAGCAGTTTGCGGTCTATGCCAAGGATGGTGCTTGTCCCGCCTTCCTGTTCCAGAAGCTCGATAACCGCGTGGACACGGCTCGTCAGTTTCTCGCAGACATGCAAATCGATCAGTTGATGGCTTACCTAGAGAAGTAATACCAACACCGAAAGGAAGAACATGACAGTCAAGACGCGAGGCTCTAAGCGGAAGGTTTCAATCTACATCCCCAGCGACATGAGAGAGATCATGGAGCAGGAGTGCGTCCGTCAGGATCGCAGCCTGTCCTGGCTGATCCAGAAGTCATGGGGTATTGCGCTGCCCACAGTACAGCAGTTTCCGGGGGTCAAGTGAGAGACTACGACAGCCTTTGTAAAGAGGTAGAGACACTGCGCGGCCTGTGTCGTCAGCTTGAGGCAGACGTTGTTCATGCCAGAGAAACCAACACTAGGCTGACCAAAGCTGTCAAGGAGGCCGACACCATCATCGACGCCCTGATCTTCCAGATCAGAGGGGGCAAGTTTTGAGCGATACCGAATGCCAATGCGGCGAAGTTAAGGAGGCGTGGCTTACACTCTGCCCCAAGTGTGTCGAGGCTAAAGAGGTAGCCTATCAGGTTTGTCGCGCCCTCAATATGAACGACCCAGGCTCAGTCTATTTAGCTAGAGAGGCCGCACTGGCGTACCGGTGCGGAATCCGCATTCCCATCAGCACTTAACTACCATGAGATGCGCTGTGGCCAGCTAAGGAACCCACTGGCAAGCCCTACCATCAGCCCGAAGAACGGAGTGCGGACAAGGCGGAAGAACCCAGGCAGATTCTCTCTAGGAGTGTTATAGAAGAAGGCGTCAGACACCCCGAATAGAGCTAGGACGACAACCCAGATCCACCATGACTGAAAGCCTAGGGGCGGATCGTTATTCATAGGGGTGTTGAGGAACAGGTGACCGGCTAGGATTCCCCAGAATACGGGGAGCGCGGACAGGTGCAGGGCACCATTGGTCGTGAACATAGAGATGGTGTCCCAATCCTGGCCCTTACCGCGACCAACGATCAGGATGATCTCCCACGCAAGCCAAATAGCGCCGGTGGACATCAAGACAACGCCGGTCCAGAAATTCATTTCTTCTTTGGTCATTATCCGTTTTCTCCGCTGTCGGTATTCACTCTACTTGTAGTGGTCTTGACTGTATTCACTCTAGATACAGTCTGTCCACGATTCGCAAAAGCGGTAAGAGCGTTACCGCCCATGAAGCTGGCAGCCAAAAACACAAGCCATTCGCAAGCGACTTTCATCGCTTCAATCGCTGGCGGGTGATAAACCGTTACACCAAAGATGATTAGGATGCATAAAGCGGTGACTGACGCCACGTACAGCTTACGCTCTGGTGGGGCAAGGATGGTCTGTGCTATCTTCCACATGACTTACCTCTTTCGCCTCTTGGATGCCGCCTTCAGTGGCCCCCGTACAACCTGTTCTACTGCGCTGATACGAGCCTCATGGGTTTCCAGCCTAAGCTGCACAACTTGGACTCGGTTATCCACTCCGCTTAACTTCTCCATGATGGCAGCCTGCCCCTTATCGAGCGTAGTGGTGCGGTCTGCAAGACTACTGGCGATTTTCTCGTCGCGCTTTTCGCGGTCGATGTCAAACTCTTCCTTGAGGGCATGCAAAGCTTTCTCAAGCTTTAACTCCTCAACCTCTTCATGCTTGGCTAGTCGTTCTGCCACAACCTTATCAAAGATAGCGGGGGCTCTGTCTTCCAGCGCAGTAACGATGGAAGCGGGCATCTTCTCGTCCACTGCGTGTGCGATAAATTCCTTCGCGGTATTATAGAGAGCAAACACCTTACGGATGATAAAGTACAGGGCTCCGAAAATGACAGCGCCAAGTCCCAAGAAGATGGGCAAGTGTTCTAAGATGTTGGGTTTAGCTAAAGTTTCGATTGGGTCCATGGTACTACTAAGATTGGCTCTGCTATACTAAAAAGGGACACTATGAAGGCTAAAGACCGCATTCTTTTGCTACTTGCCAACGATTCACGGTTAGGCTTAACAGATGAAGAAATTGCGTCCTCGTTGGATATGAACCCAAGTTCTGCTAGGACGCGCAGATGCGAGCTAGAACAGGAAGGGCTTGTAATTCCAATAGGTTTAGGGAAAACTAAGGCGGGTCGTAAGACGTTTCTTTGGGCAGCTACCAGCACGATCAGAAAGGTATGACATGGGACTCATTCTTGCGTTTCTATTTGCGTTCGTACTCCTTGTAGGGTTTATGAGAGAGGTCAGCCGTGGCTAGTTCAGCTTCCAAGCATGAGCCTGCGCCGCTACAAGAGCGTCCAGACCTCCCGCATATTGCGGACATGGTTCGTAACGATATCGGTCTGTTTCTAGGCGGGGGAGCCATTTGTAGGGATGTCATGGCTCGCAAGGCAGAGGGGATGAAGAAGTATGGGACGCCCCTACAGCCTTTTAATGGACGTTCCGCTATGATGGACTTGTACCAAGAGCTTCTCGATGCTGCCAACTATATGCGCCAGCACATTTACGAGAATAGCGACGAGAACCACTGGGGGCTACCCAATGACCTATTGACAAACTACCAAAATCTGCTAGGCTTGATCAAGTTTGTTCATGGACGCCTACCCCCACAAGACACCCGATGGTAACTGAAAATATCCGACGACTTGTCAAGAAGTCCAACCACAAGCAGCACAAGCACGCCGTCCTTGTCTATCGAGGAGGTGCCCTTGTAGCTACAGGGTACAATCACGGCGAAATTCACGCTGAGCAGGTTGCCCTTGGCAAGCTGTGGCCTGACCACAGAGTGGGGACCAGGGTGGTGTCCATTCGCCTCCGCAAGAACGGGGAGCTTGGGATGGCTAAGCCCTGCCCTAAGTGCGAGGCCATGCTTCGCGCGGCTGGCGTTAAGTCTGTGACCTATAGCAATTACCAGGGTCAGATGGAGAAGATGTCACTGTGAGCACTCTGCTTAGGGACATCTGGGGTAGAGCTACCCGTGACGGCCTGTGGCATTTAACGACAGCCTCCTATCCTAACGCCATGGACACCCGCTGCGGCAAAAAAGGTGAATCAGCTACGCATTTTGAGGCACCGCTCCTTAGCGAGTATCCGCATGACCTTTGTGAAAACTGTTTCTGGGAGAAACTATGACCAAAGCTAAGATGCGCGATTGGACGGGAGTACCCGTTGAAACCAAGTACCGTGACGAGTGGATCGAGAGCCACCTTAACGTCAGCCCCCCGGGGCTTGGGGAGCACTCCATCACAATGTCTGGCGACTCCATGGTGCTGCTATTGGGCACAAAAGACGGGATAGAGATTTACGACATGATGATCCGCAGAACGGGACGGGCTCTATGAAACAGCTAATGCCTCACCTGAAGAAGCTCCGTACTCTTGTGTTTGTACTGGCAATCGTAACAGGGATGGTACTGCTAACTGCCAGCATCTTCTGGTTAGCAGAGCCAGAGCACAGGGACGTAATCATTGCGGTAGTCGCGGGCTTTGCCACAGTTGTTCTAGTGTTCAATAGCTATGCTGAATACCGGCGAGCCCAGCGAGAGGAAGACCTCCGACGCATCAAGGAAGCAATCCGCGAAACCATGTGGGAAATGAGGCAAAAGCCGTGACGCTCATTGATCGCATCAATGCGTATCTACAAGGTGGCGGGCTATTTAACCCGGAGATGGCGAACCACGATGCGGTGCGCGATCTGCTCATGGATTGCCGAAAAGCCCTGATGGACGCGCAGCCACGGTGTAAACGGTGCGGCGGGACAGGCGAAAGCAGGGAGGAGTCGCACGATATCGACTGCCCAGAGTGCAGCCAGAAATAAAAGAGGCTGGTCATCGGGGGAGCAGGGAGCCCGACAACCAGCCAGGAGGCAGCTTAAAGGGCTGCCCCGATCTTACGTAGGAAGCTCTGATGCGCCCGGAGCTTCGTTATTCTCTGCGCTTTCGTCGCTTAGACGGAGGCCCATGAAGTTGAGAGACATCTCCTCTAGGGCCTTGGGAGCCACGCTTGAGTTGAATCCCTGGTGACGAACCCCAACGACATTCATGATCAGCTTATCGGTCTGACGGTCGTAGAGAGAAAACTCCATGTCTTCGGCTACGAGCAAGTCCTGCAACTTGGGCATGTTTCCACCCGAAGCAGTGAATGGCCCCTGGTCAATGACCCGCCAGCCACTTGCCTGAATGCCGATAGGCTCTGCACCCGTATACGCTAGCTCAACAGCAGAGAAGCGGCCTAGAACGAAGGCGGGGGTGAGGTTGTACTGCATGCCGTAGCTGACGTTAGTGAACAATCCAACAGTAACACCGTTGAGGATCACTTGCGCCCGTGCGCCATGCATAATCTTGGAAGTAGCCATTGTAGTCTCCTATTTAGACCCCAGCAGCCGACTGCGTGATCTCGGTCACGTAGAAGGCGATGGGGATGAAGTAGATAGAACCGGCGATCTTGACTTCTACGCTGACGCGCATCACTGGTCCCTGGATAACGATTCTAGCATTCTTGTAGCCTAGAGGCGCGTCGGTGGACGTAGCGATTAGCTTCAACCGGAGGAAGTCGGACATGATGCCGTCGAGGTAGCTGAGAGCCACCGCAGCGGTCACATCAGCGACCGACTGACCAACGAACGCTCGCTCCATGCGCTGAGCAGTGGTGAGAGCCACGGTGTCAGCAGCGTATACCATCTGGATTGAGTTGTAGACGTTGTTGGTGTCCTTGCCGTAGGTCGTCTGGTCTGACACCCACACAAAGCCACCTTCCTCGGCCCGACGAATCGGGTTGAGGCCAGCGATCAGGGCATTCTCGACCTGGGAATCGTAGTTGTATGACCAATCGCCAGCAGCCTGTAGCACACCAGAGGTGTTAACCTGCTTACGGACGAGGGACTTGTAGAAGGCACCGGCCTGAGTGGCAGCCGCAAGCACAGCACCCAACCAGGGCTGGTACTGGACGACTGAACCGCTGACAGCGGACTTCACATCTTGGAAGACCATGGCGCAGCGGTAGGAAGCGATGTTAGCCGCTGCGTTGCTGACTACGGCGAAGGTATCTCGCTTGGAGATGAACCCCTGGCGATTGCGCTTTACCTTCATGGTAGACATGGCATGCACATGGCTCTTGACGTAAGCGTTCACTGCGTCGATCTCGTAAGTCGAAGCAGCATCCGTCTGGCCGTCTACAATGTCTTCGCTAGCGTCCCGGGAAATAAGCGGGACGACGAAGTTGCATCGTACTTGCTGTAGGGCATCGATAGCCGCAGCAAAGTCGCTAGCGGTCGTTGCGCCCTTGGTCCCACCAGCAAGGTAGGTATAGGTGGGAACCGCCAACGGCAAGCTGGCGCTAGGAGCACTGGCAAATTCCACTAGCTGAGAGTTAGCGATAGCTAGGCCCATTCGGTATGCGTCAGTCTTGATACGAGCGACCTTGGCACCCTGGTAGCTGGCGCAAGTGAAGACGCCCTCGTCCAATGCAAGAGTGGAGAGGTTGCCTAGGATGGCGGTAAACGGAGCCGCAGACCAAGTGGCGAGGCTGTTGATGTAGTTGCTAAGGTCTGCAATGGTTGGGTAATCCGCTAGATTTAGCGTAGTGGTGAGCGCCCCATCGTTTAGAATGCATTGAGTGGCGTTGATGGTCACCGTAGCGGTAGCAGCCGTACAGCCAACCTCTAGGGCGACTTCTCCACCAGCGATGATAGTCTCGCTGATGTTATCGCTCTGACGGTTGACGTTAATGCTGGCTGACACTTCAGCAGCACCCTTGATAGCGTAGGGAGAGCTAGCCGTGGACACCCAAGTAGCCTTGACCCCGCCCGCACTGTAGAACACTTCTTCTACAACGCTTGGCTCAGAGATTTCCAGAGTGGTGGCAAGACCAGCCTGGGCCTTAGCAGTAGGGAGAATGGTCGAGGGGCTGTACGAGATAACTAGCGGAGCGTAGGCAACCAAATCGGTTAGGTCAGCATCGATGGCTGCGTTCGCTGCACCGGGAGTGGTGACAGTACCGGCCACTGCACCGGCCTTATCCGCATCGGAAAGCTTGATAGCGGTAATGACGGTGTTGTTCTTGGTGAGAATCTGGTAGTAACCAACGTTGATGTTACCTGCCCCAGCGATTGAGCTTCCAGCGGGAACCCATAGGGAGTCACCGACAGCCACAGCCGCAGGCCAAGTGCCGTTGGTAGTAAAGCTGGCGGTCTTGCCGCTCACCAATGCTACGATTACGGTAGGAGCGCCGGTAGAGATGGCGCGTGATCCGCCACCGGTACAAGTGACGCCGCTAACCGTGGGTGCGTGGATTGCGGCCTGTGCCTGGGCAGGAGTGTATGCCGTAGTGGCAGTAACAGCAGCAGCCTTGGTACCTGAAGCGGATAGGTTGATGACCTTGGCATTGCTAACTGGAGCAATCCACGTAGCGGTAACCGTGGGCTGAACAGTAGCGGTGGGGTTGGTCACATTGAAGTAGATCAGGTTGCCAACCGCGCCTGCGGCTTTTGCCACAAGGTTGGGGTACGCAACGCCGTCGAGGTCAGTCAGAGCCGCCGTCGAGGTCGTGCCGACGTTGGTCTTGACGATGATGCAGGAGGTGAACGAGCCGTTAATGGCCGGGTCTACTGCCGCAGATGCAGCCGCCCGGAAGGCGTCCACAATGCGACCCGACTTGTACTTGTCGATCACAGCCTGGAATTCATCAGGGCCGTAGGCGTTATCCTGAAGCTCGCCATTGGCAGCTTCCTCACTCCAATCGGCACCAGCGTCAGCCTCACCGACGATAGCCAAAACTCCCGTGGTGCTAAGCCCGCCAGACGACGGGGCCACGGTGATTGAGGCGTAAGCGGCAGGGATAATCAGCGTGCCACCGATAGGGTCATTGTATTGACGAGCCATTGTTAACTCCTTGCAAGTAAAGATTATGTCGCGTTACAAACGCCGGGATGCTCTGATTTGCCGCAATTTAGGCAAGAGCCCAGGCTCTTTTTAAGGTCGGGGAACTGTGATTCGGAACGTTGAAAATGAGCCTGCGGAACGGGGTTCCCAGCCATGGTGGGGGCTACATGGCCCTGGCCAAATGTCTTAGGCTTAGTGTCTAGAGCCAACCCCGAATTTCCCTTTCCGGCCACAGCTTGAACGCCGGGTGAGAGGGTGTGAGGAACGGCGGTGCCTGCCTTAGTAGGAGTGATAGGTTGCTTGCTGGCCTGATCGATACGAGCAGCGCCAACCACATCAGCCTTAACCATCTCAGACTTAGCTGCACCGGCAACCTGGGGGGCTGCTCCCGGCTTGGGTGGCTTAGCAATCGTAGGAGCCGTAGCGATAGGCTTTGCTGCTCCCGGCTTAGACTGTTTAGGCATCGGGGGCGTGAGCCCGGTCCCGCCTCCGGGTGGCTGAGCCATAGGAGGACCGGCCTTAGCCATGCTCTTCTGTGTAGTAGGCATGGACGGAGGAACAATCTGCTCTGAACCTACCTCCTGGGTTTCAGCACGACCGATAGGCGTATCTAGAGGGGGCTTTGCCCGATTGAGAGCCGCGTTATGGGCTCGCATGCGAAGCTCCTGAACGGAGGGACGCCCAGCAGGCATCTCAGAATTCTTTAACGGCCACGTTGTAGGTCCCAAGGGGTTTAATTGGCCACGCTGTGGAGCCGCCGCCATCGAGTCTGTACGATATCCATGCCCATATAGTGGCGTGCCGGTAGTGACATGTAACTCGGGGCTCGGCTGTACGCTGGCATGTAGACGGTTGCCTTGTGGAGTCTCTACATGGGTTACTCTAGTAGGCCCGCCAGCGTGAGTCTGCATCTGTTTATCGTGATAAGCCGCTTTTTGACCCTGTAAGTGAGCTTGCTGCCCAGCACGATTATGGCTTTGGACGAAGCTGTCGCGCCCGCCACCTGGGGCGTTAAAATTTGCTAACTCGTCCTTTTTCATCCCCTTGCCCTTGGTGACATCTCCACCAGAGCCTTCGTCCACCTTACCCTTGATAGGCTTGGTGGGTTCAGCAGGCTTGTCATTCTCGTAGCCCTCGTTCTTGAGGCGAGGAGCGCCCGTCTTGGCTTGATCGGTAGAGGTGGGGCGAGCACCGGCGTTCTTTCCATCGATGACCATTTCGGCCTTACCGTAGGCATCTTTCGCGTAAGTGCCGCCCTTTGGCATTGCTGTGTAGGTTTCTGAAAGATGCTGCGGTGGGCGCTCCTGGGGCCACTCAGGGGCTTTGCGTCGGCCAGATCCAAACATTCTTGGAACTAGATGCTCTCGACCGGGCAACGTGTTGACGGTTTCTTCGATGTCCTGAATAGCGGGCTTGTGTGCGCCACCGAAAGCGTCGGGTGATTTAATCTGGTTGTTCCAACCAAATCCTTCTTTGGGGTTGGGGGTTGCGCGATAAGCAGCCCGCTCCATGCCATGCGTCGGAGTGGCTGCCCAACCATCACCCCAGGTTTGACGAGCCTCTACGTGCTTCATCCAATCGACGGCTTCTAGATGCGCGATATTGTGCGGATAGCCGTGCTTAATTGCCAAATCGTAGAAGCTCTTGTAGTGGGGGCTGTTCCCAATGTCTAGGTCTGCATATTCCTCTGCGCCCTTCTTTAGCTTGCCCTTGGCCTTAGACTTGGGCGCAGGCTTAGTCGAACCAGGGTATGTCAGATCCCACTTGTGGCCACAATCGTTGCAAGAGCTTGCTGTAGAATCTGTGGAATCAACGTATACTTCATACCCCTTGCAGTTAGGACAAGTCTTACGTCCTGCAATCTCCCCTTTTGCAAGGTGGTGCTTCTTCTCATAAGCTGCCCAGGCAATAGTCTTAGCTAGCTCAGCACCATACTTGACCTCAAGCTTAACCATGGTATTGCCATCAAAGCCAGGAGGAAGGGACTTCTTCATCCAATCATCACTCTTGTCTAGCTCAGCCTTCCAATCGATGTTCTTGATGGTGGTGTCATATCCCTGGCTGGCCCACTCTTCACGCTTGGCATCGTCTTTTGCGTCATCTACCTTGCGGCGATTAGCAAGGTTTTCAGGAGTGTTGGCGCGAGTATAGTCCTTGCCCTTGACAGGCTTAACGGGTTTCTTCTCGCCCTTACCCATACACTTGCACATCTCGCTCTTACAGGTCTTACACATTTCTGGCTCGCCTTCTGTTTTGTGATGCTCACGCGGGTTAACCGGTGGCTGATTTTCCTTATCCTGCGTAAACTTTGAAGTATGCGCCTTGATTTCCTTATCACTGGGAGTCGAAGCAGTACCGCCAGCCAGAGCGGCGGCACCAAGAGCGGCGGCGGCACCCACTGCAACGGCCTTGCTCTTAAAACTCTTACCTAACTCAGCCTTGCCCATATCTTCCTTGGCACGCTCGCGAGCTTCCTCACGGCGAGCATCGTAGTGATCCTCTTCCTTAGCAGAACCACAGGAGGTGCAGTGAGGACGGTACTTACGGTGAATAGAACTGGGGTCGCCACAAGTAGGACAGGTCTTAGCCTTAAAATTATCGTTCTTGTCAAGCTCGTTCTTATTCCAATTATCGCGGGCTGGGCGATCTTCGTGAACTGGCTCAAGGCTCGGCTCGGTGTCGGGGGTGTGAAGCGTAGCGCCTGGATTAGTCGTCACGTTGCCGTGCTGGCCGTGGACAGCATAGTTCCCGCCCTTGAATGGAACGCCCAGTTTGGCAGCCGTTGCTTCATCTACTAATGCGTACCCAGGAGGCTTAGGAGGAATTGGAGCGAGGCTCATGGAGTCTGGATCGGTGGGAGTAGTGGTGTGCTCGCTAGCGCCGTAATCGTTAGCGGCATGCCCTAGCGCCATGGTCTGAATAGCTCGGGGGTCCTTAACGCGAGTAGCCCAATCAGTTGCCACTTGCATAGCAATCTCATGGGCCTTTTGTGGTTCATTGGGGAACATTGGCAAAGCAACGTTCCGGTGGTACGAATCGTACACACGCTTCATGGCGGCTGCAACGGTCAACCCGAATGCTGACTTGGTAAGACCGGTAGCGGATAGGCAGGCACAGCTTTCGGGCGAATCCTCTTGGAAGCAAGTAGGGCAGACAGTATCGGGAATCTCGATAGAGAAATCGGACTTGGTTAGACGGAGATCCCCAACAGTCGGACGACCATTGCTATTAGCCACTTCGGTCTTTGCTAGCTCCACAAGAGATGCGGAATACTTGTCAATCTGCTTCTGAAGAGACTTGGCCAGAGCTTTCTTGAAGTCTGCTACGGTCACTTCGTTTTTGGTATGGAGCATGTCCTGGCCCTTTTTCGGAACATCTAAAAGCTTGGAGGTATCAAAGCCGAACCGCACATACCCGGCATTGGGGATGTGCAGGAAGGCACCACTGTCTTGAGGAGGGTGCTGGAAGAATTGGTGTCCGGTGCCAGGGTGATGCTTGCCCGCTTGGGGACCATTGACATACACAAGCTCATGCTGACCAATGTTGGAGTGGACGATAGACTCTTGCCCCGCTTTGCGGCCAATTTCCATGGCTTGGTCACGCGGGATGTTATGGACGATAAAACTGGGCTCATACTTACCGTGAGTCTGTTCATACTTGAACCCTCGTTCCGCAAGATATTGCTCCAATCCTTTATGTCCACCCTGAATTTCAGGTGCATACTTAGGCCCAGAGCCGCCGATCACAGCAAATTGGCCCCCCGTCAAAGTGGGATGTGTGTGCTGTGTATTATCCATCTCTTAACCCAAGATTAGGTTCCTCCAGCGATAATCCCGGGATACGCAGCCGGGATAATGCCTCGTCTGCCATAGGCATAATCAGGAGTAGTCGTGACCTCGACCGTAAGCCCTTCGACGGGGGCTCGAATGAACTTGGGCCAGGATGCGGAGACAAAGCCGGTAAAGTTGATGATTCGCGTAAATACCGGCTCAGAAACCTGGAAACTGGTGTTTAGGGTAACTGGGCCAGAAGAGATGGTAGTACGCTCAAGTCCGCGACTTTCCAGCAATTCTTCCTTATAGCGGAGAAGGATGAAAACCACAATCGAATGTAGGTAGGTCAATTGGGCTGATTCCGCCAAGGCATGGCAGCCAATCTCAAAAGTCTCCTTGAAGTTGACGCTCTCCACTGTAACCCTGATTGAACCGTGATTTACTATGGCGCTATTACGGAAATCGGTATTTAGCCCGGTAGCTAGCTGAATGGTGGTGTTGTCTACGACATCCTCAATCGTATGGATAACCCCCACCCCGTCGCGGAGGCTCATGCCTGGGAAGACATCGAAGTCAAAATTGGAGGGGAGGTAAAGGTAGCCCGTCACCGCATCGTATCGAGTTGGGGTAAATGGGCCAGAATAGACCAGGGTGGGCTGGTGGATAGCCTCTTCGATCACCGGGGCGCTAACATCGCCCAAAGCTTCCTCTGTTTCTGAGGAGCCCGTCATGGCAATGGTGATACAGGGAAGCTTGGAATCATCCAAGCGAGTGTTCATAAACACGGGGATGTCTTGAGATAGGAACCATTCCTTAGCTAAGGAAACCTGTTCCTCGCCATACTGGCGATAGGTCAAGGCATCTCGGGGGAGAGAGGCGAACACGTAGTCTAGCAAATTAGGGTTTGCTCGCAGATCCTCTAATCCGGCGATTATGGCGGTACGAACAATAATGTCCGTCTGAGGGATGCCTTCGACCGTCCGCATATCTTCAGGCAGGACAGGAATCGGGGTCGTCATGTAATCTCTTGCCATGACTACAAGATTGTCTCTTTCAGACCCAATCTTTTTTGCATGGTCAAGCACTCTAAGCTAGAGAGGGATTGGGCAGCCGGGGTATTATTGAGTTTAGTCGCAGATACCCCCACCCGGCTTCGTGTAGGGTCTGAATTACGAGCCAAGATGCTGGATGAAATGGAAAAGGGCCTGCCCCTTACCGGGTACAGACCCATGTGGATTAAACAAAGCGCCCATGAAGTGGTCGGGCTGTTGCGAGATATCGCAGAACGGTTTAACGATACCCACAGTACAGATCAGGCATCCATCATAGACATGTTGGACATGCTTTCTACTGCCAGCAACTTATTGTCGAGTGCTCTCAACAACAACAAGCCTACATCCCTAGAGCCGACTCAATCTCAGGCTTTATCCTAGTTTCAAACTCTTTGTCGGCCCAGGCTTTTGCTTCATCCATCAGGTTCACAGCCTTGATACCTGGGTGAACCCACCTTCCCGTCCCCTTCATCAACGATGACACCACTCGGAATGTCATAGCTGTGCGTTGAATGACGGGAGGGGCAGAGTTAACCTGTCTTTGCATTACGCGCATCCCCTTAAGAAATGGCATACCCGTCATTCCCTGACGAACGTGACCGATGGGACCGTGGCCTTGGCCTGCCCCTTCAGCGGTCTTAAGTGGGTCGCCGGTCACATCGAGCTTGTGAAGCATCCCCAGCTTCACTCGACCGTCCACCTCTTTTTCAATAGCACTCATGTTAATTTTGGCTGCCCGAAGCGCCTTCATGGCTGCCTCCCGGATAGCCTGACCGGAAGCGGGTGTCTGGGTCTTGCCCTTGATAGGGAGGGGGATGACGCGATAGCGTGCGCCCGTCTTCTTGCTAACCTGGGCACCGTTCTTGAGAAGGTCGTCAATCATCTCATGGCGAGGCATGCCCTCCTCAATCCACATGGCGCTGTTGTTTAGTGTGACCGTCCACGCCCCCGCACTTACCTGTTCGTAAGATAGGGCATCAACATACTTCTGACGGGTAGAGTGCAGTTTCAGATGGGCCTGCTCGACAATGTGAGCGTGGGTCTGAGCGGCCAGATCGGCAACGGCATGTTCCAACAGAACGTCCGCTTTGATTTTCAAGCGGTCGGTTGCGTCTACAAGCGGTTTGATACTGAGCTTGACGGTCAGCATTACTGACCTCCGCGACCCTCGCTGTCGGTAGGATTCAAAGCGGACACTGGGTGCGACTGTCCCGTGTCTGTCTCGGCTCGGTTGTTAATAGGCTTGACCATACCGCTTTGATACTGACGAACAACGTTCTTACCCTCTGGCTTGCCGTCCATACCTACGTGAGCGGCCTCACCGGGGGTCTGGTGGAAATACTTATGTGCCTGGGGGGACGAGTCGCCCCGTAAACGCGAGAGGAGCGACCCGCTTGCTTTTGGGAGGCGCTTCTTAGCGCCCTCCTCTGGCATAGGTAGGGCTTTGCCTAGTTCTTCGTCGGGATCGCCGGGTGAACGATACGGGAATGGGTACTTCTTGCGGCACTCCTTACACTGGTGACTATCCTCTTCCGGGGGATTAGGACAGTCCTTAGTCTCACAATGGGTAGGCTTCCACTCGTCCTTACGAATGCCAGCCGTAACGTCAAGGCCAGGAGGAGCAGCCGTGACCGCATCGCCAGTAGCCTTCTTAGCCATAGCAGCCTTACGAATCTTGCTTAGGCGTCCGGGTGGAGGGAGAGGCTGATTGGGAGCAAGCTCCTCTTTGTTGGTAGGATACACATGATCCTGCACATTGACTTGCTGGTTGATCCCGGTGCTCTTGAGCGGTGCCGTCTCCGGTCCTCCTACTTCATAGCTCCTACGAAGCTGGTGGATATCATCATCGCTCTCGATGATGTATGCCTTAGCGATGGGTGCCCCTTCTTCCTGCCCCTGGTCTTGCCCCTCACCCTTGGGCGGTACCAACTGCTTGCCAATGGTGGCTACGATCTGAACCATACCCAGAATTGCCTTATAGGCTTCCGGTGCTTGTTCTTTAAGCTGTTCAAGAATCTGGGCTTGTTCCTTTACCTTGAGAAGAATGCGGGAGATGCCCTGCTTTAACTGGTCTGGTCCGGTAGTGCCGTCGTCTGCTGCTGCTGCTTGATTTTCTGCGCGGGCACCCTGTGCTTCGCCCTGACTTGCCATTTGGCGCATCTGAGCCTCGACAGGGGACAATCCGGCAGCCGCATTAGTAGATGACGGAGTAGGAGGCATGTCTGCGCCTGACGGCTGTGCCTGTCCAGCGGCAAACGGTGACGGGGCTGACTGTGGGGAAGGTGCTGCACCCATGGAAAATGATTGCTGTTCATTGGGGGTCGGGGGGCCAGGAGAAGGAGTATTTGCCTTATTCAACGCCATCGACTTTAGCTCGTCGGGGTCGCTGTCAGGAGTGGTGGCATCGTGAGACTCGCTAGCGGACGCCTCGTCGTTAAGGTGCTGCTCTACTTCAGGAGCATAAAAGACTATGCGCTTGCCGCCACGTTTGCGACCATTGTCACACGCCTTGTGTGCTTCTGTAAGGTCAAGACCAACCCCGACAGTAATAGTATCGCCCCAAGCATCCTGCACCTGGGCATGAAGGTCTGGGAGGTCGGCTAGGTTTTCACCCGGGATCTCCGCAAAGATTTTATCGCCCTGGAACAAAAGGACGCGCCCGCCGTGGTCTTCCATCCAAGACTCAAAGATGCGTAGACCTCGCTCGACATCCTGCTTTAGCTGAGATAGCTTACGGGGCTGATCATGCTGGACGGAATGCTTGACCGCCCCGGCAAGGTGATCGGCAGCCGCTATGAGGTACACGTTCTCACTGGACATTCAGAAAATCCTCTAGAGACAAGATTGGGTCGGACTTGACACAGTATTTGAGGCATGTTAGACTCTGTTCATGGTCGATTTCCCCAATGAAGCCGATGCCGAAAAGCCGGTTGACCCTATCGCGGACTTCATCGAGTTCGTCAAGGAGCCGAAGCCCTACGTGGCCCCGCCCGCCAAGCAGTGCCGGTATTGCAAGGCTTTTAACCGCATTTCCCACTGCAACGCGAACTGGGGCGAGTGCGACTGTCCCGTCTGTCAGGGATTTTGCGAGTGTTCTTAGGGGGTTGACTTAAGTCCTTCGCTTTGCTATAATACTCGCATGGCAAAAAAGACCCAGAAGCAGAAGCGGTTGGAGAAGGAATACGATAACGCCTACGCCCTCTGGTGGAGGGCCGACAAGGTACTGGCTCACGCCAGGGTGGCCGGTTCCTTTGAGGGCATCTCCTTTGAGCAGGCGAAGAAGGATTGGGAGCGCACGCATGCTGCCGTAGTTGCTGCTGAAAACGCCCTCGATATGTAGCTTGCATTTTAACCCATACCCAGGTATACTACTCAAATGGCAAGCAAAGTGACGAACGACCGGAAGCGCCGCGAGATGAAGGACATCATGGAGGGCGTCTTTGCCAAGGGCTGGAAGCCTGCGGAGGTCGCTGCCGTCATCGGCGTCACCCCGTCCAACATCTCTTCTTGGAAGGCTGGCAAGAACATGGGCACCAACGACGCCCGTGCGGCCCTGGCTGCCCTCCCGGGTCGGGATACGTCCTTCGCTAAGGACATGATGGAGAAGGTGGTGGAGCGGGCCATGACGAGCCTGATCAAGCTTCAGGCCACCCTCAACGACTACGCCAGCGAGGCGTACTACCAGAAGCTTCTGAACGACCGTGCGGAGAGCAATCTGCACTCCATCGAGTACCATACCCGCGAGCTTGCTGCTTCGCACGCCAAGGCTGCCGAAGCTCAGCGCCTTCTGGATATTCGGAACGCCGCTGTCGGGACGCCGGTGGCTGCTATCCGCAACTGGGAAGCCGAATCCCTCATGCGGTACACCGCCGAAAAGAGCTACGAGAACAAGACCATGACCTCCTACGAGTGGGATGTCAAGCATCACACTGAGTCGCTGGCTGAGTGTCAGGCGAAGACCCAGGAAACTTTCGCCGCCGAAGCCCACAAGGATCAGGCGAACGCGATTGAGTGGCAGACCAAGGTCGTCGCCAAGGCTGCCAAGCATCTCAAGGACATGGAGAAGGTGCTGGCCAAGTGGTAGTTGCAAGTTAAACCACAACCTGCTATAATGCTTTGGATGGGGCCGCTGCAATGCGGGGACAACGGTCGCAAGACCGGCCTGCTGACCACCCGCCCCATCCTTCCTCTAACCCGGAGATACAATGCGAGCGAATGAGAAGATCACGATGAACGATGTTAACGTGGATGTCATCATCGACCGCAGGATCGCCTACGGTACGGTCGGCTCCGTCCCTTTCCGGGCTCGTCTGGCCAATACATCGCCCTACCTGGGCGGCGGCAAGTCGTTCTGGGATGTCAACGACGAGTTTTCCACCGTCCAGAAGCGGGTCATTGCTCGCGCCATCTGGAAGTCGCTGGATGACGACGACGCCATCAAGATGGGCAAGACCTGGGTCCACAAGAATGGCTATTACAAGGAAAAGCGTAGTGCCACCGTCCTTCTTCTGGGGGTTAAGTAATGACTACCGTTCAGATGGCTATCGATCAGTTTGCCAAAGAGAAGCAAGAGCTTGAAGCAGAAATCCACAAGCTTCAAATGGATAGCATCAGCCTGAATAAGCAGATCAAGGGGCTGTATGACGCCATTGACGAGGGGCGGGACGAGCAGGCGCGGCTCAGCACTAAGCTGCTGGAAGCTAAGGAGGACTTCCGCAACGCCCGCGAGATCGTGGAAAAGTTTGCCAAAGACCTTGAAGGCAGCAAGTATACGGTGCTGATCGCTCAGGAACTTCGTAATCGATGGAAGGCTGGCATTGGAGGAAGCAATGGCTAACGGAGCAATCGCCAAGTATTACTACGAACTGTCGCAGGCGAAGACCGCCCTTGCGGAGCATCTTAAGAAACTTCTTGGAGAACTGTCCAACGAGAACGAAAGCCTCAAGGACGAACTTGAGAAGCAGAAGGCTGAAGCTGAGCGTTTGCAAACTCTTGCCGCCAAGTTTCAGGGTGAGGCCGACGACCTTCGCATCGAGAAGAGTGACATCGAGAAGCAGTTATGGGTCGCCCAGGATAAAGCTGAGCACTGGGAGCAGGAGTACCACTCGCTCAACCGCCACCATGAGTGGCTCTTGAAGTAGTAAGGAATCCAATGACCAGAGAACGACTGAACCAGTTACGTGAGTTATCGCAGCTTGCCAGGGACCACTATTACGCGCACAAGGCTGTGCATGGGGACGAATCCCTATCCGGCTCTCTCAGCCTGCTCGTCCGGTGGAAGCAGGCGCAGCAGCAAGCGGAGGATGCCGTCCTGCAATGGATCAAGCAGGGGTGCCGGGAAGTCCACTTCCTCAAGTACCCCACAGAGGGCACGCTGTTTATCCACGGCAAAGCTGTTGGAACCTTTAAAGAAATTCGCTGGTCTGACGATCTGGACTTTAACCCTTAACTCTGCTATAATGGCTTTTCAATGAGAACACTCTATAAGCGGACAAGCAGTGGCAAGGTGCAGGAATGGAAGATTGGCGTGCGTGCGCTTGGCGACGGCACTTACGCTATCGTCACCACCCATGGACAGAACGGTGGCAAGCAGCAGACCTCCCAGGATGTCATTTCGGAGGGCAAGAACATTGGCAAGGCCAACGAGACTTCTGTGCTTGAGCAGGCCAAGGCAGAGGCCGATGCCAAGTACATGAAGCAGAAGAAGAAGGGCTACGTCGAGACTCTGGCAGACGCCAGCGCCGGTTACGTGGACGGCGAGGTCATCGAGGGTGGGGCGTTCCCCATGCTGGCTCAGTCCTATGCCAAGCATGCAGAGAAGATCGTCTACCCGGCTTACGTCCAGAAGAAGCTCGACGGCAGCCGCGCCATTGCCGTCATCAAGAACGGCAAGGCGACCCTGTGGACCCGGACTCGCAAGCCCATTACGTCCATGCCCCACATCATCGCAGCCCTTGAGCACAACTTCCGGGGCCACACCGTGACGCTGGATGGCGAGCTTTATGCTCATGCCTTCCACAACAACTTTGAGGGCCTGATGGCTCTTGTGCGTCCTGCGCTTCCCGTCGAGGGCCATGAGAAGGTGCAGTACCACACCTACGATGTTGTCATGCCTGGGACTTTCGGGGACCGGCTGCACTGGCTCATTCAGAATCACCCCAACAGCAACCCCATCATCATGGTGAACACCTACTCGGTTGGCGACGAGGAAGAGTTGATGGAGAAGTACGAGGAATTCATGGAGCAGGGCTACGAGGGCCTGATGGTCCGCAATGCCGATGGCAAGTACGCAGAGGGCAAGCGGTCCTACGACTTGCAGAAGGTCAAGGAGTTTGTGGACGAGGAATTCCCCATCGTGGGAGTCGAGGCCGGTCGCGGCAAGATGGCTGGCAAGGCGATCTTCGTTTGCAAGGCGAAGAACGGCGAAACCTTCAAGGTGAAGATGGAGGGCGCTCTGGAAGGGCTTATCCGGTACCTGACCAACCCGGCGCTCTGGGAGGGCAAGAAGCTGACCGTCAAGTACCAGAACCTCACCAAGTACGGCATCCCCCGGTTCCCGGTCGGAAAGGCAGTGCGCGACTATGAGTAATCAGTGTGGTAGCTGCAAATACTTCAGCCGGGGCGTTGAGGAAATGGTGAAAGACGATGACCCAAAGTGGGCTGCCAAGGGATTTACGGCAATGAAACGGCAATGGAATCTAACAAGAGGGGAGTGCCGCAGGCATGCTCCCTTCACCCTTAGCGGCACTTGGCCTGTAGTCAACGACCATAGCTCTTGCGGAGACTTTAAAAGATGAAGATTGCTCGACTCATTACGACCATGGCTTGCAACCGTAGTTGCGACTACTGTTGCAACAAGTACGACAGCCTTATCGGGAAGGCTATCGACATCACCACCCTGGACCCCATCCTCGACAGCGATGTGGTCTGCCTGACGGGTGGGGAGCCGATGCTTTACCCGGACAAGCTGGAAAGGATTATCTACAGCCTAAAGGGCGGCACCATGATGATGGGCCAGCCCAACCTGAAAATCTATCTCTACAGCGCATCGTACTGGTCCCCGGACTTCCAGAAGTCTCTACGTGACTTCATCCCTCTTGTTGACGGTATCCATTTCACCCTGCACGCCAAGACTACCTCGCAGGACATCGAGGGATTTACTAGCTTGCAGGCAGCCATCGAAGAACACCGCAAGTACGGCACAGGAGACAAGAGCTTCCGGGCTTACATCGCGCCAGACATCAAGAATTACATCCCGGTTGTCCCCTACCTGTGGTCGCGCCTGGAAATCAAGCCGTGGATTCCCGAAGGGAAGTGTCCACTGCCGCCTAACGAAACGCTTTATAGGTTGGTTACTGCTTAGGGCGGGCCTTGCTAAACTTCCAAGCTAGGAAGCATGCGCCACCACCGAATAGAAGGACAACCGACACGCCAAGAATCTTCATCCACATATTAGTCCCCCTTGACCTTGCCGCGAGCAGCCTTCTTGTTGGCTTCCTTCTTCTTGTCTACATGAACGCCTACTCCGTCCTTGGATGAACCGGGGGCTCCTGGCGGAAGCTTGGAGCGGCGGATGCCTTCATCACGCCCCATGTAAGGCTTCTTCTCAGCCTTGTAGGTTGGTTCGTCAGAAACATAGCCCGGTCGAGCCTTCTCGCGAGCTTCCTGTGCAGCCTTCTCTCTGAGATCGTCGCTCTTGTCCTGGGCGATCTCTTTCGGATTGCCGTGATCGTCTGGATCTTCACGGGAGCTACGGTAGCGGAATCCAGCTTTAGCTAATCCGTCCTTTTTCTTTTGCTCAGCAACGCTTGGCACAAAACCGGGAGCCTGCGCGGGTTTGCCCTTAGCAGGATCGCGAAGGGGGATGTCCGCTAGTTCTTTGTCTACGTAATCCCGGCTACCCCTGACATTCGCTTCGTCATCGGAAAGCTTGTTAAGGTCGGACTTCTTGTAATAGTCTGGGTCTTTGTTAAGGTGGTCCCCGGCAATCTTGGTAGAGATAATCGGACCTAGCTTATGTTCCTCTTGCTCGTCCGCACTGCCCTCTTCCAAATCGCTTGGGCTGATGTCCTTCTTTACCAACCCACCACGACGAGCCCGCGCGCGTATGGCCGCTACTCGCCCTATGGCTCTAGGGTCATATCGAGCTTCGCTGTATCCAAATTTGGGCTGTACCCCGCTTGCCTGTGAGGTATCGACCGTATCGTCTACGTCCTCTGGATGCGTAAGGATACCGGGGGCGGCTTGCTGGCCTGCCTTATGGTCTACGACGCTGGCCTTATCTAGTTCGCTTTGCTTTAGACCAGAAGGCTTAGAAACGTTACTACCATCGATCTGCCATGGCACAAGTAGCCCACGACGACGTTCATTTAGACTAGCCTTACGCCTGCCTGGGATAGTTGGAGCGTAAGCCTGGGCGACATGCTCCTTGGGCTTCGTAACTCCCGGTGCTGGCTCTTGCGGGCCGGTGGCGACAGCAGTAGATTTTGCCAGCACTCGATTAAGCATCTTGGCAAGCTGAGCGCCCACCTCTGCCTTAGATAACTCCTGGGGGCTATCATCATGCTGGCTTGTCTTATCGTTGAGGAAGAAGGAGTCAGCCTTGTGCGGCTTGAACTTCATAGGCCGGGGAGCGTCCGGGTTATTCATGTGCTGCGCGATCTCTTCAGGTACTTTGCCGCTGGATGAATCGAGGCCAAGCTCCTTGAGATGCATGTCGTATAGAATCTTGTGGCGCTTAGCATCGCTATAGTTCCCGTTAGCCTGGGAGGCTCGCATGTGGGCAAGGTGGTGAGCAGCAGCCTGCATGTGATGCTTCCTAGTGTAGTCACCGTAAGCTAGGTCTTCCGCCTTATCACGGGGGTTGCGATCAACGAATTCATGTACACCGCTCTCACGCTCTAGCTCCCCAACGTCATCAGGGTCTAGGACGTATCGACGGTTGCCACCTGTCTCCCAATAGCTCTTATCCTTCGCCATGATTTACTCCCAAACTTTCAAGAATGGTGGCGATACCGTCTTCATCAACGGATTGGCCAAAGCTGATATAGGTTTTACCCTGGTTCTTGGACAGGGTGACATGTCGGGCCATATCCTTAAAGCACATACAGCCCACAAAGCGGTCGTTTTTGATCAGGGGTAGGCCGCACTCTACACAGCCTTCCCTGCCCGCGCTCTCAGAGAGCGCAAATGACTTCTGAGTGGCACCAGGGGCCTTAACCCTCGGGAGGGTCACCTTGCTGGCCGGGACCTTAGCCTGGGGCAGCTTGGCGCTCCTACGGGGTACTGGCGGGGTCTTGATGGGCTTCCCCCCTTTAGCCGTCTGCTTGCTTTGTGGGATTGGCGTTCCCTTTGGCCCCTGGATCACTTCGTCTTTCGTACCAAGATGGGCTGGCCCAGGTGCCCCCTTAGCTAATTCATCAGCGTTTGAAACGAACTTCGCTTTAGCCATGATGTCTATGGACTTCCCCAATTTTACCAAGTCCATGTCCTTGAAGTCATCGGAAAATTGTTCTGCCCCCAACGATAGAGCAATGGAGGCAGCGAGATTGAACACGGTAGCGTTGTGGAAAGGTACTACCCCTTCGCCCATGGCAATCGAGCCAGAGTAGCTACCATTTTGGTTTTTGCTGAAGTCCAAGTAAGAGTCATCGATACCGGGGATGGTACCTTCGTAGTCACCCCTAGCTGCGACCGATAGCCACGCCAGTACGGCGCGTGGCAAAATGGCGTCCTCTAGGCCCCCAAGACGGTCGGCTGCCTTTTTAAGAGCAGCCGCTCCATCCTGGCCCAATACAGCCTTAAGGAATCCATACTTCTTGGAATCCACAAAAACTCCTTAGACGCGACCAGAGAGAGGCCAGTAGGGATTCGGGTCGAAACCACAAACGAACGCTGCGCTACCAAAGTTGGCGAACACTGGATCGGTACCGCTGGCCACCTGATAGAACTCCACTCGATATCCAGCCTTGCCTAGCTCAGCCACGATGGGCAGGAAGCTGGCGAAGGGGAGGTACGAAGCGGACGAGCCACCGGCTCCACCAGAAAGAGGTGAGCCGCTTATAGCGAATCGGACAGCCGTACCAGCGAGGGTGATCTTGTTGCCCAACGGACCCGGAGCCATAGCCTTAACGGTAACGACGTTGGCGGCAGAGGTGGCCGTGACGTACTTGTTAAGGGTGGTGTTGGTCTTGATCGTAGTGACGATGTTGGCAGCCGTGATAGTATCACTGCCTCCAACAACAAAGTTGGTAGCATCCTGAGTGGCGGCAGTAGCCGTAAGGACGACACCATCTACGGTAATCGTGTTGGTTGCTACAACAGCGTTGAGAGTTGCGGTAGCTGACGCCTGGACGGGGGTCACCCCAACCGGTCCCTGCGCCTCGCTAAGAATCTGGCAAACGCCGCTGGTGTATACAGCCTGCATCGTACCGACGATATTATCCCAACCAGCGTCAGAGCTTCCACGCTGATCCTGAATACGAACCGATGCGCTAGAGCTACCAGAAACGCCGGTGCCAATCAGAATAACGGGGTCAGTGACCTCGGTGTACTTGGTAACGAGCGGGCTGAGAGTAATCCCTAGGCGGGCAACTAGCTCGGATGCGATTGCTTGCTGCTTGTAATTGTGGGCCATCTTATCTCCTTGGGGGATATCCCCGTTCTTTATGGGGCTTATCCCCGTTCTAAATCAAGATTGTGACTATCGTGGGCCAAATGACGGTCCTCTGGGAGCCGTGGCTTGGCGGGCGCTGTTATTCCCAAGGGGGCGCTGTCCTTGGTCATTTTGCTCGTTCTCAAAGACATACTCGCGTTGCAAGATTGCGGTCATGGGAGTACGTTCAGTCTGGTCACCATTACGTACTAGCCTGATTTCATGGAGCAAATTGCTGACATACCAGTATGGGGTATAACGGTATCTGACGGAGCAAACCTCGCCCTTGCCGGTTTCGGGATCCATTCCTGGCTGGCGAGTCCCTCTCCACTTTAGCTGACCGCTTACCACATCAAAGTCGATACCCTCCGTATAGCGGATACCGTGGGAGTCAACGACTGTCTCGACCTTGTTGACCGGGTACTTGAGCCGATCAAAGCCGCTAGTGTTGTGCTCAAAGAGTTGAGCAGCGATGACGTTGACGGGTGACTCAGTAGCGGTGAGTTGCTTGAGATAGAAGCGATCTAGGACAGCGATGATGGCTTCCTTGCTTCGGTCATCGGTGTAATATCTGGGAACGCTAATCTGGACAGAGGAGCCGGTCAAGAATCCGACATCGAGGGCTTGGATCTGCTTGGAGTTGCCTACGAAGATACAGGTCATGTCCCCGGCAAACTCGTAGATGTACCCGTTAGAACAACCAGAGTGGTCTGCATGCATCTTACGGATGTCAAACTGGTCGCCCTTGCCGATAGGACATG